GCGCGACACGAGCTTGCTCTTCGGGAATTCGTCTGGATACTTCTCTTCCAACGACATGTACATCTTCAGGAGCAGGTTGAACTTGGCAACATGATGCCGGTAGTTCTCCATATGAGACACCAACGCGTCAGCTAGGTTCTCTCGCTTGACGGTTTTAAGGTGTTCGATGTGTTTCGTCCAACGTTTCGGGAAGAACTCAGGGCCTTCCTTCCCCAAACGCAGATCGCTCGAGAAGTACTCGGACTGGTACAGATCATCACGCTCATGAATCTCCATTCCAATACCGAGCTTCGCGGCTTCCTCCAAGTAACGGTCCTTGCCGGCTTCAACAGGTGTCTGGTTAACATCATCACCACCTGCTACGATGGGTGTGCTAACAATGTCTTCGTCGGTCATGCCCAACCTGATACAGGTCATGACGTGAACGACGAGCTGGGCAATCGAATTCGCCGCAATGGTCATGTACCAGCCACTCTTCATGATGCCCTTGAGGTGCATCTCGTAAGTGTGACCGTCAGACGTGCGGTAACGCGCCTCTTCAAACACCTGTTTGAAACAGTTGTCAATGTCGGACAGATACTGACTGTACTGATCTTCAGTCCAGTCGGCTGGCTTGACTGCCAGCAACTTGATGGAATCGCGCACAGTGTTCGCCACCCATAAGAACATGAGATAATCCCAGTTCTGCTTGTCGCTCTCCCAAACGGGTCCTGGCAGGCACTCTTTTAGGTGCTCAATGTGTCCAGGGTTCGCCGGTGAGAAAGCGTACTTCACGGGTAGCTTCTTCCACTGCTTAACCAATGTCGTTGTGAGCTGGCTGAAAACAGCAGCGTGCTTGACAGTGACATGAAGAGGGAAACCCTCCACGCACCGTGGCATGCCCTTGTCCAACTTCGTCTTCTTAGTCGGCTCACCCTTGATGAAGTTCTTAACTTCAAAGACCAATTCGTCCCACGTATTGAGAACGTGCTGGGCAAAACCGCGCTCACCGAACTGCTCCAATACTTGGCCATTCGTCGGCTTACCATCCAAACAGTAGGGGTAGCCGGAGGCTTTCTTGGGGTCGATGATAGAAGAGTTGATGATGTCCAAGACTCCAGACAGTTCACGGTAGTCGCTCATCGGAACAAAAGAAGCGGGTTGCATCATCTCAGCGACCAACCGCGCACATCGTGCCTGCTCCTCCTCTGTGGGGGGCTGCGTGATGGTCTCAACTCGTTTTGCAAAGAGCTTCAAGTGTTCTTCAAGTGACTCCGTTCTGTCTCAGGAGACATGTCAGGGTAAGCGAAAACTCCCTCCTCATACCCAAGGGCCACAATCTCTTC